ACCAGCGTGTAGGTGGCCGAGGTCGCCCCGCTGATCGGCGTGCCGTCTCGCTCCCACTGCCAAGTCGTCGCCGGCGGCGGGTTGCCCGTAACGGACGCCGCGGTCGCGGTGAGAGTGTTGCCCTCGTACAGCGTGCCCGAGATGGTCGGCAGGCCCGTGATAGACGGAACAGCCGCTCCGCCAGCCCGCCCAGCCATCGCCACCGCCATCGGCAGCGACATCGGCCGCGCCCCGAACGCAAGCGGCTCCGCGCGAATGTGGCGACGCGCGCTCACAGTTGGCGGATTCCGGGGGATGCGTTGCGCGGTCGGATCATGGGCTGCGCTCCGTAGCGTATGGCGTCCCAGGCGTGGTTGTTGGCGTCCACGAGAACTGGTAGCGGGTCGCCCGTCTGTCGGTCCACCTTGTAAGACCATAGCCGCCCTTCACGGATTGTGTTAGGGCAGCGGGGGTCAATGATAACCTCTTGGTGGCTGCGAAGCCACGTCACGCCATCCTCGACCGAGCCCGGCCATTTGTCGGCTGCCTGGATGCGCCAGCCCTCGTTGCGCATATGGCTGATGATCTCGGGGCGGGCGTTGTCGGCGCGGATCACGTGAGCGCCCGACTCCGGCACGCGCTCGAACAAAGCGCCGAGGTCGACCACCTCGACGCCCGGCGCGTATGCCTCGTGACTGATGTACAGGCGCCTGCCGTCACGCGCGCGGTAGAAGCGGATCAGGGCGGTCGGGTCGGTCGAGAAGCCCCAGTCCGCCCCGTAGTACGGCCCGTCGCAATCGTCCGGCACGGCCTCGGGCACGGGCGCGACGCGAATCTTGCCGTGCAGCACCTGCGCCTCGCCAATCTCCAGGTACGCGCCCTCCCAGACGTGGGCGAACACCTCGGGCGAGTCGTTGACGCGCGAGTGCTCCATCTCCTCGCGCAGCACGGGCGGCAGCCACGGGTTGTCGGATGCGTTGATCTCGGCAATGACCGCCCGGGGCGGGGCCTCACCCTGCCGGAACCGTTGGTCAACCGGCGACCCCTTGGTGCGCGGATTCCAGATCGGCCATATCTCGGAGCCAGGCGCACGGATGGTCGGCGTCAGGTCGCGCCAAGAGTGCTCCGGTACGTCCTCTGCCTCCTCGATGATGCAGATGTCAATGCCGGCCGTCGACTTGATGGACGACATATTGACGCGCAGCCCCCGGAACAAGAACTCCGTACCGTTGCGACCTCGGATGTAGGACTCGCCGATCTCGTAGTGGTCGCGCAGGAAGGGGTGCGCGTTGATGGCCCCGCGCAGCTCCGCGAACATCGACTCCTTGATGCTCGCTTGGAACTCCCGCGTACAGAGAATGCGGAGCGGCTCGGCGTACCCGAACACGGCAGCCATGAGGGCGAATGAGTAGGACTTGCCGGAGCCCCGCCCCCCGAACGCAGCGCGATAGCGCACCGAGCCACGGGGCGGCGCAAAGACAGGGACTAACTTCGGGGGTAGCTCAATCCGTGCCGTGGTCGGCATCGGGTGCGCCGGGGACGATTTCGATGCGGTTGACTTCCATCGCCCGGCCCTCCGGCCCGGTCAGCTCTTGGCGGGGGGAGTGCTTCTTCGGGGCCATGCGCTCTGCGGCCCAGTGCAGGCCGGTGAGGGCGACGCGCGCGGCCTTCTCATCCAGCTCGCCGGACAGCACCTTGTCCACCACGTCGACGCTGCGGTCAGCGTGCGCGTACCCCTGCGCCTCTCGTGCCCAGGTGTAGTGTTCGCGAAACGGGTGATCTTGTGTTACCACCCAGCGCAGCACTGTCGCGATATGCGGGATGTGCTCGTCTTCGCAGATCGAGCGCAGCGACGCGCCTGCGGCAAGGCGGCAGGCGATCTCGTCGGCCAGCTCGGGAGTGTACTTGGAGGGGCGTCCGGTCATGCCCGCGAGTCTACCACACCCCGCGCCCTGACCAACGACACCTTATGCCGCGACACCTCGCCGCAATCCCGGTGCAGGACCACGCTGTTGATGTCCTGCCCGGAGCGGTATCCCTGCTGCGTGTGCCAGAAATCCTTGCCGGCCAAGGTGCGAAAGCTCTCGACGGTGCAGCCGGGGAACTCGTGCCGAGTCGTGCTGTGAATGTGGCCGTGAAGCCAGTAGCGAAACTCCGTCTCGCCCCAGTCGCGCGGTCGGTCGGTCGCCATGATGCCGGGCAGGTCCTTGGGCTTGGGCCCATGCCCGTGCGTGGTTCCGAGCAGGCAGGCGCCGTGCCGGTAGTACCAGAACGGCGTTGGGTCCATGACGATCTCGACCCGGGGGTCGCTCCGGAAGTAGGCGTCCAGGACGACGGGAAGCCATAGCGCGCTGTGAGGATCGTGGTTCCCGGCCTCGTTGCGCACGACGACGCGGGCGTGGCGCCGGAGCGCGTGCTGGACGACGCCGACCAGGATCATGGCGCCGACTCGGATCACCTTGGCGAAGCGGCCGTCCACGTCAAGCTGATTGTTGCCGCGCGGGGTCCGGTTCGCGGAATCGTCCGCGTGGAAGTAGTCGCCCAGGTTGACAACCACGCCGGTCTCGGCCGGCGGCGTGGCGCGAGTGATCTCGGCCATAGCGTCGTTGAGGTCGGCGGCGGCAATGTCGAGGTCGAAATTCTCGCCCGTCTCCTCGTGCCACGAATACATGCCGATGTGCGGATCGCCTATGGGGTAAACGGCGGCGAGGTCGGAGTCGGCCTTCTTCGGCGCCTTGATGGCGCGGGTGGGCTTCACATCTTCGGCGAGCGCCGCGATGAACTCGCGCGCGGCCTGGGCGGCGGCTTCGCGGTTCAGGTCCGTCTTCACCCATTTGAGCCGGACCCGACCCTCTTCGTCATAGAGCGTCGAATCGCCCCGTACAAGATGCGTTTCGGGCGCAACGTGCGTCATGCCATGCTCAGGCGCCCACCCTCGCACGGCCGCTCTGGTCTTGATCCTGCTAAGCGAGTGCGAGATCGAGGTCCGATGCTTGCCGGCCGCTTGCGCCGCGCCAGTGATCGACCCGTGCGCCTGCACCAGTCGGAGAGTGTCGCGCTCCCGGTCGGTCTCGGCAAATGGGGCTAGCGCTGCGGCCTCGTTCGGGCCAAAGGGTGCAGACATGGGCGCCTCCGTGCGGAAGTGAGCAAATGCTACCACGATGAGGCTCAGGGTGCCGGGCGCTGTTATCTTCTTGGATCACCAACAACGCGGGCTTCAGGGGAGCCTGACATACTCGGTCGGGCGATGCGCGATTGCGGTAGCGCGGCCCGTGCGATACAGGCGCACATCGCAGCGCCAGCGAATCGACGCGCGGCGGATCGGGTAGATTGCGCGCCAAGCGTCGAGCATGGCGGTGACTACGTTGTTTCCGGTGGTGGTCATCGCTCTGCCTCCAGTTGTTGTTGCCTAAGCAGTGCCACCGACAGCTCGCGGTGGCTCTCGATCACGTCGTCTCCGCGCATGAGCGCCCAGCCGCCCGAGTAGGCGAGGACGCGGATACGCTCGTGGCGAGGGCGGAATCGGCGCCGAAGGGTCGGGTGATCCTCTGCGCGCTGGTCCTCGCGGAAGGTTTCGTAGATTTCGAGAGGGTCGGTGGTCATGCGCTTTCCTCCAATATCTCCACCACGTCCGATCCCAGCAGATCAACCACGCGGTCAATGCCGTCTTCGATCAGCGCCGAACCGATGTTGTCGATGTGGTTCTGCGCCTCACGGCAGACCATCGGGCGCAGGTGGCGGTCCAGCCATCCCTGCTCGCCCTCTGCCGTGCGTGCAGCGGACAACATGATGATCAGCGCCTCCTCCAACTGACGGCGCGTCACGGATGCGAGCGCGGCCTCCACGCGCTCGGCTTCAATCTCATCTTGGCTGCGCTCGGGGCAGTCATGGATGGAGCGGCCGTAGCGTTTTGCTGCGACAGTGAACTCAGGCATCACACACCCTCCCGAGCGGGGCGCCACGCAACGATGCTGTAACCGCCTTCTTGCCGGCCCCACACCCACGACTTGGCTGGAAAGCCGTCATCGATCAAGCCCCGCTCAAACCGCACCTCGACCAACAAATTCCCGTCACACGGCATCGGGTCTCCAGGCGTGTGCGGAATCCAGTCGCCTGCTTTCGGCGGCCCCAGCGCTTCTAGCGCCTCGCGTACCAGCGCCTCAGCCGTGGAGCACATGCTCCCTACGCGCAGCGCGCGCTCTAGAATTTCAGCCGGGCTGCTCATCACACACCCTCCGGTCGGCGGACTCTGGTCTCGGTCCAGTGGACGGGTGCGCCGTTGGGGATGGGGAGCCGTCCCCATTCTTCCGCGGTCCATTCATCTGTCTGCTCGCTGGGCGCGTCTTCATAGACAAACCACTTCTCACTGGCATCCATCGCCGCCCACTGCCACTTCGGATCGAGATACGCCCACGGGATGAGGCTGGAGAGGTCGTCGGCCTTCGTCTCCTCCTCCACCGGCTCTCGCGCCATCATGGCGTCGATGACAGCTTGCGCGTCTTCCTCGGTGGCGTAGGCGATGCCGTTGCTCGCTGCTTTCTGAGCAATGCGCCCGCGCCATCGCGTGATGCGGGCGTCCACGCCAATGTAGAGAGCCCACACCACCCCCGACTCCGGCACCTCCGACAGCGGCGCCGGAATCTCGGCGCGAGGGAGGATGACGGTGGCGGGGCGTTTGCGGATGACATCGCAGAGCTTGTTGGTCGCTGCGCCTCCGTAGGTACGCACCACTTTAGCCAGCGCCTCCCGCACGTCAGCGGGGATGTCGTCTCTGATTTCTTCCGGTTTCATTTCTGCTCTCCCATCAGGCGGTGGCGTCGGTGGGCTCAGGCCGGCCGAGGCTTGTCGCCACGGCGGTAGGTAACGCCGGGGCTTTCGGCCATCGGCTCCCCGGTAACGGGGTGT